GCTGAGCCTTCTCATATCGCAAGCATGAATAATGCAGAAGATTTAGGTCCAGCTGTAGTTAAACCTACTGACAGCAATCCAGACGCAACTAAAAAGTCTAACAAAGTTTCTGACCAGATTAGCGCTACTGCTGATAAAGGTGGTTCACCTGATACAGCTGGAAAACCTGACACACAGGCTGGTGTAACGAAAGTTGCCCACCCAGGTCAAAGTGGTAAAATGGAAGAAACGGACTCTGAAGAAGAAGTAGTCGCTGAAGGCGAAATGCCTGACGGGTTAAAAAAATATTTAGCCAAGAAGGATGATAAGAAAGATGACAAGAAAGAAATGTCTAGTATGCAAGCTGGAAAGAAACATATGAAAGCTTCATACGCAAAAGAAGAAATAGATGTTACTGAACATGTTGATGCTCTTATCGCCGGAGAAGATGACTTATCAGAAGAGTTTAAAACAAAAGCTGCTACAGTATTCGAAACTGCTATCAAATCTAAGGTAACAGAAATCGAAGAATACTTAACGGCTGAAAACGAAAAGAAATTCGATGAAGAAATTTCTAAATCTAAAGATGAACTTGTTGAAAAAGTGGATTCATACTTGAACTATGTAGTTGAAGAATGGATGAAAGACAACGAGCTTGCTTTAGAAAGAGGAATTAAAGGCGAAATCGCTGAAGACTTCATTTCAGGTCTAAAGAAATTGTTTGAAGACCATTACATAGATGTACCAGATGAAAAGTACAATGTATTGGAAGACCAAGCAGGTAAAATCGAAGACCTCGAAAAGAAACTCAACGAGCAAATCGAAAAAAATGTTCAACTTAACCAATCTAACTCTGGATATGTCCAAAAGGCAATCGTAGCTGAAGCTGCGGAAGACTTAGCAGACACTTCTAAAGAAAAGTTTTTTAAGTTGGCTGAAGAGATTGATGCTTCAAATACAGAAGAATTCAAAACTAAAGTAACGACTATCAAGGAAAGTTATTTTGGTAAGAAAACAGAAGTAAGTGAAGAGCTTGATGATGTGGCGGCAGGTTCGTCAACAGATAATGTTGACTTATCAAATGCAATGGCTGCTTATACTGCTGCTATAAGTAAAACTAAAGACATGAAAATTGTCAATAATAAATAAATAGGAGAGAGAAACAATGTATCTTTCAGAAACACATGAAAAGAAATGGCAGCCTGTATTAGAGCATCCGGATTTACCAGAAATCAAGGACTCTTACAGACGAGCCGTTACATCTGTTATCTTGGAAAACCAAGAACAAGCCCTTAAAGAAGATAGAGCTTACATGACAGAAGCTGCTCCAACAAATGCGACTGGCTCTAATGTTGCAAATTGGGATCCAATCCTAATTTCACTAGTTAGAAGAGCTATGCCGAATTTGATTGCATACGATATCGCTGGCGTTCAGCCAATGACTGGTCCAACTGGACTTATCTTTGCAATGAGAAGCAGATATACTAACCAAACAGGCAATGAAGCAATGTTTGACGAAGCGGACACAGACTTCTCAGGAAGAAATGCGGCCGGTTCAGCAGTTGATGGTTATTCATCTTCAGCTCACTCAGCTTCACCTAACAACAATCCAGGTGCTCTAAATGATAGTCCATCTGCCGGTACATATACTACTGGTGGTGCTATGACTACAGCAGCTGCTGAAGCCCTAGGCGATGACAGCGGTAACGCTTTCGCTGAGATGGCATTCTCAATTGAGAAATCAACTGTGACTGCTAAATCAAGAGCTTTAAAAGCTGAGTACACTATGGAACTTGCACAAGACCTTAAAGCAATTCACGGTTTAGATGATGAAACAGAACTAGCAAATATCTTATCTGCTGAAATCCTTGCGGAAATCAACAGAGAAGTTGTTAGAACTGTTTACATCAACGCTGAGAAAGGCGCAGCTGCAAATACTACTACTGCTGGTATCTTTGATTTAGATACTGATAGTAACGGTAGATGGTCAGTTGAAAGATTTAAAGGTCTTATGTTCCAACTGGAAAGAGATGCTAACAGAATTGCACAAAGAACAAGAAGAGGAAAAGGTAACATGATTATCTGTTCTTCAGATGTTGCTTCT